ATCCATTTCTGCCTCGAACTCTTTATTATAGAGATCTTTCATATGAAACATACCAACTAATAAAGACGAAACACGGTCAAAGTTTCCTTTTGTATTATATTTAATTAACTCATCTATTAATGCAATATCATAGATATAATGCAAGTTTAGCTTTCTTTCGCCGTTTTCTTGCTGTCCTCTTGGTGTTTTTAACCAATCACGCAGATATATTTCTGCCTGGTTCTTTCTTTGCTTAGAACCCATAGATGTACCATAAGCTCTATTTAATTTTCGTATTCTAACACCAGATGTTTTATCAAACAACTCTGCCTCTGGTAATAGATAATGCAGAAGTTTCTTTCGTTTTGCGTACGGTATAACTTCTCCTCGATCATTCTCAAATCCTATGCGTGCATTGTAATACTGCGCTAACAGAAACAAATTATAGTTATATTCATCCTGTGATTCTGGTCTTCCTACATACGAGGCTACAATCATATCATCAGGCTTTGACATATTGTTAATTCGTTTCATAACATACGCAGATCCAAGCGATGCTCCAAATCCATCTGATCCATACGGGTCATGAACAATAAAATACAAATCATCTGGTATTGCATCTTGTTTATAAGCAGGAGATTGATATACAACTACTGCTCCTGTAGAATCATCTGTTTTGTTTAATGGAAACTTTTCTATCGGACGCACGCGCGGGTCAGGTCTAAACTCTATACCTTCGGGCGCTTCTACTAATACACCAGCTACAGCCATTTGTTTGTGTAACCCAGTTCGCATAAGTTGATTTCGCCAATCTACTAAAGACGCTCCTGGAAACATGTTACCTCTCTGTTGTAAAAATGCTTCTTTAGGCATCCAAGGATATTCTGTAATGTATTTATCTAGTGTAGATGCATCTTTAGCTTCTCTTTTTAGCTGATCCCTTTTTGCTTCTTCTTCTTGCTTTGCTTGTTTAGATAAAGAGTTACCGTCTTTATCCATATATCCAATTTTATTTTGATATGATGGAAAAAAGAAACCACAGTTACTTCCTTGCGCTCCTTCATCCCATATGTTATCAAATGGATACAGATCATAAGCTTCAGGATTATAAAACATAGATTCAAAATCTATTGTACCACCATCCATATCACCACCTGTTCCAAACAATACAATCTGACCAGTAACTACACCTCCATCTTCCACACAAGGACGTGTAGCAAGATAAGATGCTTTTAAATTGTCGAATGCTCCACACTCTTCAAAGATTACAAGACTTGCATCTTTACCCCTTGCAGCATCTGGATTATCTTTAAACGTAATTGCCTCTACCTCAGACTTATAGCCCTTTTCTACAGGTTGTTTGTTAATATACTCAAGATAACTAGCACGTTTGTGGTTAATTTTATCTACCCCTTGTCTTCGTTTTTGCCATCCTGTATGCTCATTTAAAAAGTTCATGTAATCTGTAACCATGGTCATAATACCCTTTGGATACAAATATTTTTTATCATGCGCACACAATAGCGTGTAAGAATTCTTTGTTGTGTTGTATATGTTAGCGGCGATTGCAGCATTCTTGTATGAGAAACCTTTACGCCTAGCTTTAGCAACTATAAGATGCTTGCCTTCGGCAGCGGCTTTTTCCATAGCGTGGAAATACTCAAAATCACCATCCCAGAACCCAGGAAAAGAAACAGTTTTAAAACCACCTGCTTTTTTACCTTCAACGGCTTCAGTTAGTTTTATCTGGCAAAAATTCATGTAAAAATAATGATGTCCTGTGATACGTATATCCCCAACTGAATATCCTTCTCGGCATCTTCTTAGTTGTTCGTACCAGTACTCATAGTAAGGCGCACTACCTGGGGGATCTCCGCAGTATAGTCCGTATTTTAGAAATTTTAATCCTTCTCTTCTAAACTCATTTGTGTTTACAAACATTCTAATCTTTTGTAATTTTTCTTTTTTCTTGTGTGTAATCTTTTCTTTCTATGTTATGCTTACCGTCTTTTACTGTAGATATAACTAGATAAAAGCTTTCTCCGTGTTCGTATTGATAATGACAATATTCTTTTAACCCTTTTAAATCTGATTCTTTTTCAATTGTACCACTAAAGTTTTTACCTTCATTATCAGGATACATAAAATGCGCAGCTCCGTAAGGAAGATGTTCCGGCTCTGGAGTTTTAGGCATTTCTTTATAAATAATAGTAGTTGCTCCACATGCAGGGCAAAACTTTTCTAGCAATACGTTACCTTCATTAACCTCTGTTATGTTGAGGTAACTCTGCTCACATTTACATAGCTGATCTGAATTTGCAGTTAATTGAATATTTTCTTTCATTGTTTTATATTAATCTTCAAATAAACCTTTTGTTCCTCCTCCTCGGATCTTAGA